AAGATTTACAGGGTGGAGAACTTATTCTTGATGCTGATAATGATACAACTATTACAGCAGATACAGATGATCAAATAGATATTAAGATTGCTGGTTCTGATGAAATCAAAATAACTGCTGCTATGATAGCCCCTGCCTCAGCTGATGGTAGTGCATTGGGTGGAACATCTAATGAATGGTCTGATTTATACCTAGCAGATGGTGCTGTCTTAGGATTTGGTGCTGATCAAGACGTTACTCTAACCCATGTCGCTGATACTGGTCTTCTCTTGAATAGTACTATGGCAATTCAGTTTAATGATGCGTCACAATATATCAATGCACCATCTAATGCAATTCTTGACATTAATGCAACTGATGAAATTGAACTAAATGCAACACTTGCTGATATTAACGCTAATGTTGAAATATCTGGAACACTGGCTGTTTCAGGCGTACAGACCTTGGCAGCTGCTATTGCTGGTGCTGATCAAACGGTTTCCCGTGTTAATCTAAAAGATTATGGTGAAGTTACTAGTGCTCTTGGTAGTGCTGGGGGTTCGCGTACAATTGATCTTGAAGACGGAAATAATTTCACTGCTACTGTAACGACTTCTACTGTAACATGGACATTTAGTAATCCTACTGCTAGTGATGAACTATGCGGATTTACTCTCTTCCTGACCAACGGGGGCTCACAAACCGTGAATTGGCCCAACACTGTAGATTGGGCTGGGGGAAGCGCACCATCACTAACTTCTAGTGGTCTTGATATTTTGGTTTTTATAACTACCGATGGTGGCACAATCTGGCATGGCATGGTTGCTAGTGCGGATAGTAAATAAGAGGAATATTAAATGCCTAATCTTCGACGAGGAATGATGGGTGCTGCTGGCACCAGCAGCTATTCTGGAACTTGGTGGATGTGGGGAAGTGGCTATCGAGGTTCGATGGGAGAAAATACGGCTGACCTGACTAGTCCTACTCAGTTTGCGTCAGGAGAAGATGATTGGGCCTTTCCTGGCATGGGAGATGGTGGTGGTGTTTTCATAAAGTCGGACGGCTCCCTTTGGGGTAAGGGTGATAATAGGTCGGGAAGTTTAGGAGATGGTACTGTTGTAACCAAGTCATCTCCAGTTCAAATTGGATCTTTAACCGATTGGTTTTTTGCTCGCTGCTGCGGCGTTGGAGGAAGTGGCTTTACAATAGCTGTTAAAACGGACGGCACTCTTTGGGCTTGGGGAAATAATTCTAAGGGTCAATTAGGACAAGGCAATGTTGTGGCCACATCTTCACCTGTTCAAGTTGGGTCGCTAACCGATTGGAAGGGCAATTCTAGTGATGATTTAGAGGCAGGATTGCCATTAAAATTATGGGCAGGTAATCACTCATGGGCTGCCATAAAAGATGACGGCACCCTCTGGACATGTGGAGGTTCGTATGGAAAGCCCATCGGCGATGGAGAGGGTATCAGTAGAAGTTCTCCTGTTCAAGTTGGAGCTTTAACCGATTGGGAGAGTGTCGGCGGTGGATCAGAACACATCCTGGCTACTAGAACAAATGGCACTCTTTGGGCCTGGGGAAATGGGGGTTATGGTCGGTTGGGAATTGGGACTGCGGCACACGTTTCTTCTCCGACTCAGATAGGGTCACTAACCAATTGGTCCAACGCATCAGGCGGGCAGGAATCTTCGCATGCCATAAAAGATGACGGCACTCTTTGGGGCTGGGGTAGGGCGGATTTTGGTCAAGTTGGCAACAATCAGACGGCTATCGTTTACTCTTCCCCTATTCAGATAGGGTCGCTAACCGATTGGTCGCTTTCTAAAGACGCGACAGGGGCTGGATCGACTGCTTTTGGTCTGAAAACAGACGGATCGTTATGGGCATGGGGTGCCAATCACAGTAATGGAAGAGTGGGAGATGGAACTACTATTCACAGAAGTTCTCCAGTTCAGACAGCTGGTAACTACACAGATTGGGGAAAACTTGTAACCTCTGGTGCAATAGGCACATGGGCGATAAGAGTATGATATTTTTATCATATATGCCTCGCTCTGGCTCAACCCTATTAGCTTCTCTTCTCAACCAACGACCCGATACCTATGCCAGCCCGACAAGTAATCTTTGTAATACGATGGGGGAAGTTATAAAGGCTTGGGTAAAGTTACACGAGACTAAAGCCAGTAGTGGTAAGGACAAAGACCTTATACGGATGCTTGCTGCTATGATGGGGGCACGTTACGACACCGACAAGTTGGTGTTTGACAAAAATTATAAGTGGTCGTCACCCGTCATTACTCAAACTTTGCTCAAGTTTACCGACGTTAAGATTGTTGCCACAGTACGCCCAATGGCTGAATGTCTTGCGTCTTTTGCTAAAATTTCAAAGACTACAGATATGGAAGCATTCATTAATAGTCCTCTGGTAGAGTATGTACTCCACTCATACCACACCATAAAAGATGGATATGAAAAGTTTCCAGATAAGTTCTTATTGATTAACTATGATGATTTAGTTGCTAATACGCAGACTCAGTTAGATCGTGTTTCTGATTTCGTCGACATAGACAAGTTTACTCACGACCTAATGAATGTCCCTGATAGTGATGAGCAAGACGAGGTGTGGGAGATTCCTGATCTTCATAAGGTGCGTAAGAAGGTTTCTAAGCAGAAGTATTCTGCCCGTAAAATTTTGGGTGATAAGTTATTTGAGACATTTCAAGGTGGTGAGTTCTGGAACGACAAACCAGAGCCTGTCCGAATTAAACAGCCAATACACATACAGTATGATGCATTGATGAAAGGTGACTTCAAGAAGTCAAAGCAATTGGCTTATAAAAACTTGAAAGAGTTTCCAAATGATCCAGACATTGCCTTCAATGCAGGATGGGCGAAACTCTCTGAGGGTAAAGTAGCAGAAGGTTACAAACTCTTGGATGAAGGTCGTAGAACAACCGCATGGGGCGATCCGTTTCAATCCTCGCAACCAATGTGGAACGGTGAAAAAGGCGTAGTTTTGCTTCGTCTTGAACGTGGATTAGGCGATCAACTGCATCAAGTAAGATACGCCAGAGATTTAAAGGCTGCGGGCTGTACTGTAGTTGTATCTGCACAGAGCCAACTTGCAGAGGTTATAAGTACTATGCCTGAAGTGGATGTAGTTGTTCAGCATGAGGCAGCGACAGGAGTGTACCATGATTACTTTTTACCAGCCATGTCCGCTCCTATTCAACTGGGATATAAAACAAATGCTGACTTAGACGGAACACCTTATATTCCAAGACCTGATGTTAAGGTAGTACCTAATCGTGCTGGGTTGCGATGGAGTGGTTTACCTGCTTATGAAAACCAAACTAAACGCTTGTTCCCGCACGAATTACTTTTTAATACAATGAAAAATAGAGCTAATTGTATCAACCTACAAAGAGATGAAGGTGCTAAACATTGCCCCAATTGGGTTGAACAGGTTGATTTATCAACATGGACAGCCACTGCCAAAGCCCTAGCAAGTTGTGAATTTGTTGTTACATCGTGTACAGGTGTGGCCCACTTGGCTGGAGCTATGGGTGTACCAACTAAGGTAATTATCCCAATAGTTCCGTATTATTTATGGACGTACCCCGGCTCATCTACACCATACTATGATAGCGTCAGTCTTTTACGGCAAACAAAGCCAGATGATTGGTTAGCTCCATTCATCGAATTAGCTGGTACATTGGAGACACGCCTTGCAGCTTGACATATTCCTACGCACTTACGATGGGGATAGTGTGCATCCCAGAAGGTTCGACAAGCCAAAGAAAGATATTGTTTGGCGCTGTGTTCGTTCACTTTGTACTGCGATCAAGGCGCTACCAGAACAACCACACTTAACTATACTAGACGATCATTCCACTGCTGAGACAGTACAATTTCTGCGTGATGAGACTGCTTTTCTCGGAGAGAATATAACAATCCAAACGCTGGAAGGAACTGGCAATAATGACAGTATGTTGGCTGGTCTCACTTTAGCAAAGGAAAGTACCGCTGATCTAGTTTATGTTGTCGAGGACGATTATTTACATTACCCAAATGCCTTAACAGTGGCATTAGAGACATGGAAGAAATTCAGGCCGTGTTGTCCTCTTCCCTTTATGGCTATGACTCTTGTTGATTGTCCTTCCAACTACATAGATGAGCCAGACGACCTTGAGGGTTTGCCCCGCAATGACAGGGGTGACGGTTCTATTGGCATGATTGTCGGGGGCACTGACCGTCCTTGGCGAACTATAGGTCATACGGGCGTTACCTTTTTATTGGAAAAGGGTGTCTTGCAAAAGCATTGGGAACCCTTCAACGAGATAGCTAGGTACTGGCCTTATCTTGAGGAGCGTTGCACAATTAATAAACTGTGGAACACAGAGGTTGGACTACTTGGGCCATTAGTTCCGCTATCGTATCATTTATGGGAAGATCACCCATTTTATCCCGTAGGTGATTTATGGGAGCAAAACGAAAAAAAGATTCCCACAAAGATTAAGAGGCAAGCACAATATATGCACAAGTTAATAATGGCAACATAAATTATATGGATGCGTTACTTATATCTGTATAAATAGATATGAAATAAAATTGAGAATATTAAGGAGTAACTAAGTGTATGCACATGTTAAAGAAGACGGCACTGTAGATTATTTGGGCGCATTGCCTAAAAAGTGGGGAAATGTATCTGGTTTGCATTTGTCTGATGGTGATGATGAATATCTCAAGACTTTAGGCTGGCTCCCGTTAGTGGAGACAAACGTCACCCCCGGCGTCGATCAAACATTTGATACGGATGTAATTACCGCCGAAGAAGATAGAGTTACTTTGGTGCATCGTGTAAGGGATATGACATCAGAGGAAATAACCTACCGTAATAAAGTTTATATGGAACATTTACGGGAGCAAAGAAACGAAAAACTTATAAATTCCGATTGGACACAAGCGGTTGACCACTCTTCTCCTTTGACTGATGATAAGAAAGCGGAATGGGCTACGTATAGACAATCTCTGCGAGATTTACCAACAACAGTCGATATAACTGCATTCCCCGATGTATGGCCTACTGAGCCTGCTTCATAAGAGAAATGATAGTAACAGACGCACAACAGGAGGTTGCTGCGTGGATTGACCAGCGCATACGGGATACTACCCCGCAGGATTTTAGTACCTGTACTACTATGGGGGTTGCGCGGCATAACAAACTAATTTGCGGCGTGGCGTACTGGCAACACGCACACGGGGTATGTGACGTAGCCATTGCAGCAGATAGCCCTATGTGGGCGACCAAACAGACAATATTTACATTGTTTGCCTACCCGTTTCACCAGCTTGGGATGCACAGATTGCAGAGTTTTATACATCCTAAAAACAAACGGTCCAGAAAGTTATGCTCTGGGCTTGGGTTTACCTGCGAGGGGAAAATAAGGAAATTGTACAAGGACAAGGATATGTTAATCTACGGTTACCTCAAAGATGAATTTGTCAGGAGTAAGTGGCATGAGTAAAGGCTCACGGGTTGTACAACAGCCAGCACTGCCTAGCCCGCAGAATTTAGCGCAACAGCAAGCAGAAGCGAACCGTATAACGCAGTTCACCCCTGCTGGCACACTTCAGTTTGGCGAGTTCGATGCAGAATCAGGGCAATTCAGCCCGCAGTCTGGTGCGGCGTTAACATTAACGGAAACACCCGCACAGAGCGCCATACGTCAGCTTGAGGAGATAGGGGCGGTAGAACTAGCCTCTACAGGTGCAACGCTGGCTGGACAGATTCCCAGAAGCCCCCTGACTACAGAAGGGCTTACAGAGCGGCCTCAGTTTGATCTATCGGGAGTGAGTGCGGTCCCAGCAGAGCAGGACAGGGCGGCTCTTGAGCAGAGGTTTGCAGATCGAAGTCTGGAGTTACTACGGCCAGAACTGGAAAGAATTGAGGAACGGAGGGATCAGGATCTAGCTAACCGTGGCATACCAGAAGGTTCCGAACAGTTTACTGATATACAAGACAGGTATGGACGGTATAGGGGTGACTTACTGTCTGCGCTTGCTTCGGATGCCATTACACAGGCAGATGCACTTTCTGGACAAAGGTTCGGTAGGGACTTAACACGCCGTGCGCTGGAGAGACAGGACGTTACGGACAGGTTTGCTTACGACAATATGCTCCGTCAGGCACAACTTGGGGAACGTCAGGCATTACGCCAGCAGGCACAGAACGAGCTTGTGTCAATGTTGACAGGCCAGATGTTACAGGCTCCGATATTGGGTAACTTTGTCCAGCCGGATCGTGTAGATGTGCTTGGCCCCTATGCAATGCAGCAACAAGCAGCGCAACATGCAGCAGGGATACGCTCACAGGATCGTGCGGCCAGCCTTGGCGCATTAGGTAATGTTGTAGGTGCTGGTGCTGGTGCATTCGGCCCCGGTGGATTTTTCACTTGATAAAAAGGATTAACTGATGGCGACCCAAGTATATGCACCCTTTGCACGGTCTTTAGCGAGGCAACAGCTACAAAACCAAAGGCCGTTGCAAATGGGTCCGGGTGTTCCCTATGACCCAAAGATGATGGGTGGATATAGCGGCCAGATAGAAGGACACAGTGCGCCAGCGCAGTTTGCTAGTCTCATTGGCAACCTTGCCAAGTCCATAACGCCACAGATACTTGCCAGACGGGAGGCCCAGCGTTTAGCGCAAGAGAAGGCAGTGCGACAGGGAGATTTGGGAGCCGCAATGAGTTTGATTAGCGATACACCCCCTGTGCCAGTAACGGAAAGAACAGGAACGGACCCAGTAATTCCATTGTCGCAATCAGGCATAGGAGATATATACATTACTGGCGGTGAGGAAGTTGCGCGTAGCCCACAAGATATATACCAAGATCAACTAGC